ATAACTTTTTAGCAATAGCAGAGTGTATAAATACACAGGGAAGAAGTGATAAGTTAGCAAAACGTGCTATAGATGCTATTAGAAAAATAGATATTTCTTCAATTTTTGTAAAAGAAACAAGTATATTAAGTTCAGATGGAATTGTTTTTGTATTTAATGAAGGAAACAAGCAATTTATTTTATCCTTCTTTAATAATATACCATTTTTTACTTAATAATCTTTCTAATGTGTCTTAAAAATATATCAGTAACAATAGGTTGTAATTCTTCACTCCATTCAGAAACAGTTTTCCAGTAACCGGCGTGAATTGATGATTGTTTATCGCCCTGAACATATGGCGTATAATCCCTTGCATCAACACGCTCTTTTGGATTTATACTTGTTTTCTGATAAACAATATAAGATGGCCCCGCCTTCCCCTTTTTCTGTATGCGACCGTTCCAAGATTTTTGTAAAGCACCTGTTCTAACGTATTTAGCCCCTGGCCTACGCTTTAGAAAAGAAGATGTTCCTTGTTTCCAACTATCCGTATAGGGTGGATAACTTGCAACAGCAGCTTTTGCTATTTTACCCGCTTGATACATTGGTGCTTCTAGTGTTGACAACTCCCTGTCAACTTCCTTTAACCTCTTGAGAACATCGTCGATTCCCGTAACCCTGATTTGTATGCTTGTGCCCATACCTCTACAATGCCCCTGTACGCCCCGTGAAGGGGTCTAATTTCAACGATAGAATGCTTTTAGTACATAGATACCTAAAACGAATTTGACGTGCCTTGTAGCCCTTCTAAACGGCTTTTTCGCTTATCCACAATAAAGGCCAACTTACAGCGACAACCCCAATGAATCGGTGGCACTGTTGCAGATAGTAGCGGCATAATAACACCATTCAACGGACGGCATGTTGGGCAAACACTTTCATCCTGCGCAGTGACCCAACGCACAAAATCAACAAATCCGCTTATCTTCAATACAGTAACAATTCCTTGATTGAATAAATACACATTCTCATATTCATTTATAACGCTTGGTCTATTTCCAATAACAGAAACAATATAACCAGCTTGTGCAGCACTAAAACCCTGTTCCATTAGAATTTGTAGTCGTCTATATGTCGTATCAAACATCTTATTTATAGATTCTTGAATGTGTATGTTGTATGCCCTAATCAAATCCTCTGTTGGGTCTTTACTAAAACCAGGAACTTCTGTGCGAATTAAATCAAAAGCATAATACGAACCCGCAAAAATAGCAGATAGAAAAAGTGATTTTATTGCACTTGAAAAACCCTCCTTTGATTCATTGAATCGTTGAAAAACCTCCGACTCGTCACCAGAAAAAATGTATTCATATTGACGCAAAAAAATCTCATTAAGCGTCTTTTCCATTTTAACATCGACTGGCGTTGAAAGTCCATCGTATCCAAGCGTTATGAAATTACTCATAGTTCACCTGGAACAAAGTTTTCATTACGCCCACGCCAATAATTGTTGTAAACAGAATACATAACTTCTTTTGTCAGGTGTGAAGCATTAAATTCATCTATATTAGCAACACCACCCCTATTTTTAAGCCATTTCTTAAAAGCAGAAAGTTCTTTTGTAAATTCATCGTCTACAAATTCTTTTAAGTTATTATCTTCTTCTGGCTTTTTCTTAGATTGTTTTCCGCTTTCTTCATTTATTTTAGAATTAAGCGTAACAATCCGCTCCTTCTCATTAAACTGGCGTTCCCTTTCGGCAGCAACAAAGCCGTCTAAATCTTCGTAGCTAACACCATCTGGCAATTGAATACCTGCAAGACGTGCTGATAGCGAAGTTGGAAGTAGTGCATCTGTATATTTCTTAAAAATATCGACTTGTGTTGCACCAAATTCCTTAAAAGCCGGTAAGTGCTCAATAAAAAATCTAATTCTAAAACCCTTATTGACAAAGTACTGGCGATTAAGACTTTCTTGAATTAAGTTTATTCGTTGACCAATTGTGTATTTTAGAAAATTTAACTCCTCCGTTGGGCCAGCCGTATAGCTGGCGCTACTATCGCCAAATAAAAGTGAAAATGGAACACCCATAGAAGTTGCAATATCTTTGCGACGGTCACGCAACACTTCTGTTTTTTCACTATCGCCAGCACCCTCACCAATTACTTCTGCGCTTACATCACCAGAAATAACCTCCGTATTGTACGCATTGCCAACGCCAGACAAAAGACCTTGCCAGAAGTCACGCAATTTTGCTTTTTCACGTGGGGGCACGCTTCTATCAACTTTTAGTAGTGTAGCTTTAACCGCCCCACGCTTATAAAATTCATCAACAAATTTTTCATAATTAAGAATAACCCCTGCTGAAATAGCGGCTGATAATGCTTGTGGCATATCTGGCACTATTTCTCCAAGTGGATTCCGATTCATAAAATAAACAACATCTTGTGGTAGTAATTCTTCCTTAGCACCACCTGGTATTTCACGTGTAAATCCAACTATGCCAAGTTTTTCATTGTAAACCGGTGAAATGTAAGGTGAAGCAAGCCAACGAAAACCAAGTTGTTTGCCTGTTAAACCAACTTCTTTAAGCCAAAAAGCCTCAGACGATAGAAGCAATGAAGATTCGGTTAAATAAAGTAAACCAGGTAAAACAGAAAGCCAATGAAAATTCTTGTCGCCCCAAAAGTTTGTGCTATTAACAACTTCGTCACCATTAGAAATCTTGTAAACAGAAAACGGAACCTGACTAACAGCCCCACCGCGCAAATCGACACAACGATAAATCGTTGCTATTTCCCTACGAAATTTCCTACTTTTTGCTATTTCAGAAAATTTATCACGTGCCTCGCCGTAATAAGTTTCACGCCAAAGCGTTTCATTGTTAAACTCATCAACACTAACAGCTTTTCCTAATGTTGGGCTGTATATTCTAGTATCTGCCATTATTTTCTCCTAAATCAACCATCTTAATGCTTCCGAACACTTATTCCATGACCAGTAAGTAGCATCTACAAGGTCAAATGGTTTTTTATTTGGAAATCTTCTTAAAGCATTTTCCAAAACACCACTGTGTTCCCCTGCAACATGAAAAACATTTCCAAGCTCATAATCAATTAACATTTGTGAAGCCCTTTCCATTTTACCACCGGTTGAACTTGTAGCCTTAACCAAAACAATTCCTGGCACACGCTCATCTTCTGATAATCCAGCTTCCTCTAATATATTATCCCAAAGTGTATACCAAATCTCACCACCCTGATTTGCTTCTATCTGCAAAATATCAACATTGTATTTAATGCAAAAATAAAGCGCTTTTCTTAAAGCTAATTCTGGCGAAGCACGTTTCTCCCATGAATCTAAAACGTAATACTTATTGTCCTCGCCAACACCCATAACAGAAATACCATGACTATCGCTACCATCGCTATCTGTTACAGCAGGGTCAAGTGAAACAACCTTAAAAATTAGTGGCTGTGCTTTTTCAACAATCTTAAAACGAATTTCTGCAAAGAGTGAGGATTCGTCAATTATTATATGTTGATATTCAGACATAAAAGCAGTGGGGCCGATATTGTTGATAATTTCTTCTAACTCAAATAACGTAAAACCTTGCCAAGTCGGTTCACCGTACAATTTAATTCTAGTATTGTCAGAATCATACGCCCATACAAAATTTTCAAGTGCAGGAAATGGGCCACTTAAACGGCGAGATTTCATAAACGGCGGGTTGTCTTGTGCCAACTTTGCAAAAATGCCAGTGTCAATAATCATATTTTGCACAGCTAAAACCGTTACATCCTTACTGCCAGCAGGAATTAAAGACGTGAAAACAGAATCAATTTTCTTTTGGGTGATAGCGGGACTGTCCCCCTTTTCGTCTATGTCGTCTAAAACAATTAAGTCGGGGCGCTTATCCATCATTTTAACGCCACGTTTCGCCGTGTCCAATCCAATTGCATCGATTGCAAAGCCATTTCCAAAAACCAACCTGTTACGTCGCCAACCCCTACTGTGTCCTTCCTTTGATAATTTTGGTTTTGCAAAAGTTGGATAATATGTTGCTACAATTGGGGATTCTGCCATATCACGAATTGAGCTTAAGTGTTGGTCTGCCAAATCCTGCGTTGCAGATACATATAAGCAATAATGTCTTCGTGCAGTAGCCCCCATTAAAATTGTAGTGGCTTCAACAGAAGTAGACTTACCAAAACCACGTGACCAAATAGCGACAAATGGGGGGGCTGATTCCCCGCTCTTCACATTCCAAGCCCACTCATACAACTCCTTGTGCATTGCACCAAAAGGACGTGTGAAAATAGAAGGGAATAAAGCTAACATCCATTTGATTGGGTCATCAGGCGCTTTTAACGATGATTGTTTGTCTACTTCTGATTTAAGTTTAGCTGCTTTAGCTTGATTGTAAATATCTTCATTTAATAATGATTTAAGTGACATCACTTCATCTCCAGCAATTTATAATTAACCTCAGTCAAAACCTCATCCCCAAACTCTGACTGAATCTCAGCAGGTGTAACCTTGCCAGATTGCAATAATTGCGCAAGTGTAACACGAAAGTCAACTGTGATTTTTTCTGATTCATCAAGTCCAAGTAACTTCCTACGCTCACGACTAATCGCCAGTGCCGTATCAATTGCACGTGTATCCCCGCTAATCGCTTTATCCCAAATAGCATCTAACATTGTGTCAAAACGCAATGCTTCAATTTTCACCATATCCGAAGCAGTTTCTAAGTACGCTGGTCTTAATCGCTCTAAAGCCGCATTAACATCTTTTTGTACTGATTTAACACTATAATCAAGCGGCAACTTACCTGGGAACTTATTGTTTAATTCCAAAAAGATTTCTTCGTAACTGCGCCCCCTTAAGCGACCAGCCCATACAAGCGCAATGCGCTCATCTTCTTTTAATAAAACTATATCATATTTAGCCATTAATAAATTACCCTTCGTAAATCAACAAATTCACTAACACTTGGCGTTAATTCAAGTGCCTTGTTGAAAGATTTTAATATGTCAAAATCTTTTTTAAGCTCGTTGTAAAAATTGTAAACAAAGCCTTGCATCTGCTCAGAATCAATTTCTTCGTAAACAACAACAACTGCTTTGACTACACCTAAAACTTCATCTGCAACGTTGATATTAGAACATGAAGCTAAAAATAATAATTCAACACCATCTAAAATATCAGATAACTTCCTACCACTAATAATTTCATCTGAAAATTGTATTCCTTCCCTTCCAGCATGTGAACTAATGTGTATTATTTTATATTGCCTTCCTTCCTGACGCTTACGCTGTAATTCTTCACGCAACTCAATAAAACCACCACCAACTAACCTATGAAATAAAACACCAGCCCTACGTAAAGCATTTCTATCCTCTTCCCCAAAAACACTATCGCCCATTACTAATAATGTTGCTTTTTGTTTAGTTAATAATTGACTACCTTCCAAACTGCCAACATTCACTTCAAGTTCTTCTAACTTAATTCGCAACAACATTGCATCGTGTTCTATTTTTTTTACTTGAAATTCAAGGCTTATATTTCGTTCACGCTCAAGCGCTAATAATCTTTCTAACTCACTAACACGTGACTTCCAAGCAATCAACTCTGATTGCAACTTAATCATATTACTTAAAGCAGCCTTCTCTTCATCTGATTTCAAGAAATTTGCCAGCCTATCAGGTACATTAAAAATTAAAACTGTTAAAAAAGTTATTGCTAATACTAATAATATAAAAAACTGAATATCATTCATTCTTAAATTCCTGACTTCTTTTTAATTCTATTAAAGAAACTAAGTGTTAAAAGTTTATAGTGTTCTGATATGATTGCACTTATAAACATAATTAACCATATTGAAGCGAGTGATATGCTAATTAAGTAATATAAGTTTAACTTTAAGAATTTATAATTTAGTATAGTATCTAATTTTTTCATATTATTTTTAATAAGGGGTATTAGTAACAAATTGTATTGTTAATATAATTATATGATTGAAAAGATTATTATTTATCATAAGATACTTTTCTATATTATTTCCTATATTTAATCCTATTTGTACTGATAGGATAAGTTGAAATATACTATTTACTATGAATATATATTGCATTATTACTCCATTTTGTTGTTATATATATGTATATATAAAGGATTAGCAGGGAAACACTTGACTTTGGTTCAGTTTTGATGTATAGTTGTGTTGTATGTTAGTGATAAGGTAGAGATAAGAAAAAAACTTATACCCCCAGGCAGGGTGGGTAGCCCCTTTATAATTATGTCAATAAGGGGATACACATTAAGGCAACATAACGTTGTGTATTTTGTGTATATATGCACACATACCTGTATATGTGTTTGTGTGTGTATGTTTTGTGTGTTTTGTGTATATGCACACAAATGCATATACACAGCAACTATGTATGTATTGTGTATTGCATATACACATGATGTTGCATACACTTTCAGTATATCATTTTGATGCACTTACCATAAGTAATATATGTGTAGGGTATCCTGTGTATATAGAACATATGTACTAATTCAAGCGCACAATAGCACGCTGTGTAGTGCCGGTGAATTGCTGGCACAAGGCGCTTTCCTACAATGCCCGCTATGCCTGTTTTCCGGGGCTACAAGGTGGGTCTAGGCGCATTTTGATATAAACATACTATAACGCATATACGAACGAAAATAGCGGCCACTACGACGTTTGCTTGTGTCATTGTGACACTAACCTATAGGCACAAAAAACGTGTAGCGTAAACTACACGTTCTATTGTTTATTCGGTTGTTTTGGCAAAGTTATTCACTTTGCTAAATAGTGTACATCTACATTTTCGTAAACATCGATTCTTACACCGTTGTAAAATATCGTTTTCAGGAATGCCCCAAACAGATTTTCTACAATATGAATTTGAGCAAGATTGACAACATCCTTACAACCGTTATTCCAGTATAATGCAAACATTATGCAAGTCCTTTCTGAATTTCACCCACATTACCGGTTGACAGGCTTACAATGTCGCAATCATTTTTGACTGCCATTACCACATTGTAAGTATTACCCTCATTGCTTACGCTTAAGTAAGCAAGTTGTGCAAGTGTCAAACGGATATTCTTCACACTATAAGACTTAATAACTTGTCCATACCGTACAATGTTCACTGTGTACATGGTTTGTCTATCCTTTGTAGAAAGTTAGTCTAGGCTAAAAAAAACTAGGCACTAGATATAGTATCACATGTGATACTAGATACTATATCTAGTGCTTGTGCGCTATTGCCGTCGGCTTTTGCGTCCTACAGCGCACCACGTGACCGACTGTACCGTTACCGGGTTTTCGTTCAAGCGTTCAGCCGCAATACGGTAAGCCTGAACGAAAACGCTGTATTGTTCCTTACTGATTTTCACGCCACCGCTATCAGTGCCGATTGCGTTTAGACCACGTAACGCAATCGCAACTGCATGACGGTCAATCGTCACGGCGTCATAATCGCCTAGCAAATTACGCTGAAAGCTCGAAACTTTGTCGCCTGTGGCAACGTAGGGGCGCTCGCCGTCAAAAGCTGCGAGTACTTTTCGTGTGTTCGCCCCAAGCGCTGAATTGCGCTTGTCAGTCCAGCCCCACACCTGCAACTCAAGCATTGCAAGTGCAGACTCCAGATTTTTGCGCCATACTAATTTTGGCGATAGGGTGGCGACTACATAAGCCACAATGTCGGGCGTGCAGTTGAACACCTGTGCAGTCTGTTCAATCCACATTTGGGCAACTGCATACCATTGCGCAGTGTCGTTGCTTTTGTGTGCGATCTGGTAAACCGCACAAATGTTATCCGCCATCTGGTCTACTGTAGCAGTCATTGCAGCATCCTCCGTATTGCGCAAGGTTTTCTAGCATCCTCATCCGCCCAAGCCGCCACAAAATCAAGCTCCGGCAACACCGCCAAAACGTTGTCATCTGCTACAGTCAGGGTGGCTGTAGTAAGGCCATCGGTAAGGTAAACTGTTACGCTTGCCTTGCCCAAGTCCCTCGCCGTGTTATTCGGCAAGATTCCGTTATCTTGCCAAAGACCAAAGACCTTTCCGGTCAAAATGGCGTTAAACATTGAACTTTTTCTCCAACTTGTTTAGAAGAGCAATCGCTGCGATACGTGATAGCTGGCGAGTTGTATTGTTCTCGTTGTCAATGATGTAAAACTTCTGTTTATCATCACGTCCGATAATCGCATAATCCAGGGCGAAATAGCAATACGTTGAACCTTCTACCGGCAACGATTCCAACACTGCGTTGTGTAAGTATGTAAAAGTCATTTCCTGCCCTCCCCTTCGCAATCACTTTTTACTTGACTGTACACATGGTACCGCACGTCAACCGTTGACGCAAATTGCGTTTTGCCTGTTTTCAAGCACGTTCTATAGCTTTATTGTCAAATGTAAGTGTATTATGTCATCTTTTTTGGTAATTTCCCTATTTTGGGGCGATTTTAGGGCAAAAGTGGGGCAAAAAACCTATTTAGCGGCAAAAAAGTTTAAGGTTGGGTTTTCTTTTGCATTTATCCGGCGTTGTGCAATGTTTTTTGTAAAAAAAACCACTTTCGCCAGCTTATCGAAAATAAGAACGTGCGCCTACGCACGAGACTATACGCAGGTTTGGGATTTTCACACAACGGCGCAACACTTTTTGCAAACATAGACATAAAGTGTATTCGCAATTTTTGCTGTAAAAGCAAAAGCAAATCCTACAACTTTTTATGAAAAAAAGGCCAACCCTAACACTTGACGCAAAATTATTACAGATATTTCTTTGTAGGACGGGCGCTAGAAAGAAAAAGGTATCAATACATCAAAAAGCCGCTAACGCGCGCCCTAATGCCCTTCACGCCCGATTACGGCTATTTTGTGGCGTTTTATTCTACCTAGCAGCGAAGTGTATTTTAGTAAAATCAGTTAAAACGTTAAACACTAGATTTTAGTGTCCTGGCATGATACGCTTTCCTCAGACGTTTGGACTTTCAAAACGTCTATTCTGTCATGCCTTTTATGCGAATAAGTGCATGTGTCTATTATGCATTTATAAGCATATCTTGCTTATGCACTTATAGGCATAAATAACTTATGCGTTTATAGGCATAGATAAATTATTTGTTTATAAGCATATGTAATAGGACATTATGTAACGCATAAACTGACTACTACCACTACTACTCACCACTACTACCCTACTACTTTTGGGGTATTGCTCTGGGG